GTTCTGCTTTTACTTTTGGTAAATTACCTACATCAATATAGAATATTCTTCTTTCAGGTGCTCTTGATAATCTGTAGATAACAAGAGAATCCTCAATCATTCTTAACTGATTAACTGCCTTAATTGCTTTATGAAGATATGAAAGAACTCTATTCTTATTTCTATCTACCAAACCAGAAGTACAATGAGTAACTGTATCTTTAGCTATTTTTACTGAACCCTTAGTAGAGTTCATAATCATTCCAGTTGGATAATTTGGTTTTTGGGTATAAATGTAATACTCATCAAATTCTGGATTTGGAACCTCATCTTTATTCTGATTACCCATCATTATGGTAGGTTCACCATTCTTTTTCTTTTTCTCTTGCCTAACAAATTTAATTTTTAAAGGATCAATATATCTTAAATCTTGAATCCCATGTTCAGGATGCTTTTGATCTATTACTTTTAAATAAAATAATCTTCCATCTACATACCAATTTCTAAAAATTTCATGGCACTTCTTATCAAAGTCCATTAATTCTTTAATATAAGTAAATTCTTCTCTTACTCTAGCTTTAATAGGATCGGGAACTTGTAGATTTGATAATTCTATTTCTACTGGAGAATCATATAAATCACTAACTATCGCTTCATTAACAACATCTTCAATAGCACCATCCACTTCTGGATGCAATGCCATTTCTCTATATCTTTTTATTAGATCAAATTCAGACTTATACGCACCTTCAATATCTACATATTGACCATAAAATCCGCTTGCGATATAATTATCAACACCGTCCTCATTATTTTTTGGGACGGGTGATATTATCGAAGCGGATTTCTTTTGCGGATCCTCAATAGTAAAACCAAAAAGTTTTGCCATATTATAAAAAAATTTACTCTACATCTTCTATTTAGTTGACGTCTTCGCCACCTGCATTAGGACCAGATCCTTTAATTGCTTCCCAGTACTGAACTTGTAGTTCAACTGTAAACTCTTGAATTCCTGGTTGATCATATGCTAACTCAATCTGTCCAACCTGAGTTGGGAAAGTATCATAGAATCTATAAGATCTTAAGGTAGATCCATCACGATCTAACTGATAGATGTAAGCATCTGCTTGATAATCTGCTGGATTAACTAAACCAGTATTATCAGACAATCGGTTAATAGTATTTTGCCATCTTTCAAAAGCAGAACGAATAGCAAAGTCTGTATCGTTAATAACGGTAACAGTCCAAGAATCGAATGTTCTATCTCCAGCAATTTTAAGAATCCTTCCTCTAAATGGAACCTCTATTGGAGATACATTAGAAGCAGGTAAATTTGCTGCTTTAACTAAGAACCTTGCTTTTTCAAGAACCGCAGAATCTGGTTGAGCAGTATCTGGGAAAGTGAGGACAACTTCAAACAGATTAGAACGAGCACCACCACCCGTCAACTTACTCTTGAAGTTTGATATCGTCCTTAGTGGTGGTGGATTGACTTGATTTCTAGCCATGATTGTTTTTTAAACCTCTAATTAAACGGAACCGATTACTTCTTCAAACGAAACACCAGTTCTTGTAGCAACAAAGGTAAGACCAATGAAGTTGATAGAACGTGCTGGTTTGATGAATATGTCAGCAACAAATTCGTTTGCATCGATTACTGCTGCTGTATTGTTTGTTTCGTCACAAACAACAACAAAGTCGAAGATACCTCTCTTCGCTTGAACATCTCTTAAGAATGGTTCAATGATATTTACAAAGTTAGTCCTTGTAAGTTCATCGTTGAATTCAAAGAGTTGATCTTTAGCAGCCGCTGCGATAGCATCTTCAAGGTAGATAAACAATCTACGAACGTTAATGCGATCAAATGCTGATGATTTTCCAAATGCTGTCTTATCTCCAAATAAGATAATTCCAGCACCAGGAGAATTAATAACAGGGTTAATTCTATTTGAATAAAGAATGTCTCTCTGTTTCTTACCTGGATTATATGCTAATTTAACTGCGTTAAGAATAGCACCTCTTGCTGTTCCTGCTGGTGAGAACCAAGGGAACTGCTCAAGGCTTGTTCTAGCACAAGTTCCAGCAATATCTCCATTTAGTGGAACATATCTGAATGCGTTATTAAAACGATCAAACATATATTTGTAACCACTATCAAGAACACCGTAAGTGGATGATGTTATAGGAGAGTAGTATTCAATAACATTCTCTGTTATTTGATCTATGCTATTAATACTAACGTTTCCAGCCTGTTGATTAGCAGAAGTATCATTTATGAACGCTTGTCTGTACGGAGAAACAAATGCTACACAATCTTGTCTAGATTCAGCAACAGCAATTACTTTTTGAGCAACTGCCTGAGTTTGAGACATATTAGCATGATTAGCAGATCCCATTAGAATGAAATCTACGTCAGTTTCCTCTGCGTTTTCAAATAATGTATAACCACCAATAAGATCGTCTATTCCAGAATTAAATGCTCCTGCTAGATTTTCTGCTTTCTCAGTAGCAGTATCTACAATACCACCATATAAAGCACCACCAGTAAGTTTAAATGATTGGTTTCCACTAACTTCAAAGTTTATACCACCTGCAGGTTGGTTCCAACCAGTATCTTGTCCAGCAGTACTGTAAGTAGCATTATTGCCAAATCCAAGTACAACTGTACCAGAAGGTTTTTGTCCAGAAAAGATATACTTTGAATTAACTTCTAGATACTTTCTCCAGTATGCTGTACTTCCTACAGAATACTCAGCATCTGATGCTTTGGAAAGACCTACATGCTTTTCTAAGATGGTTCCAGCATTACCTGTTATATCTCCATCCTCATCAATTACAACTACATGAACCTCATCAAATCTACCACCTCTCTTAGAAGTGTATGATGTTGTTGATGGTCTATTTGATAATTGACTCCAATCAAGATAAGCTATTGCTTCATCTTTAGAATCTTTAATGGAAATTTGCTGACTATTAAACCAGTCATATTGTCCAGTATAAGGTCTACTTACCCAAGGAGTACTAAATCCTGAAGTATGAATAGCAACGTTACCAGATCCACCAAAAGAATAAGTTCCTTTCTCTTGATAATCTACATTTGTTACTGTTCCGTCCTGGGCAACATGGTTTATTATTTTTACACCAATAGAACTAACTCCTACAACGCTTGTAACAATTGCGGAGAACTGCCCTGTTAATACTTCTGTTGTACCTAAAGCAACATTAGTAGTTACAACTCTATTATCTGGAACAGTAATAGTTACTGCCATTCCAACAGTAACATCTGTTGTATCGATACCTTGTAATACCTGATCAACGGATCCATCAATTGTGGCAACCTTTATACCATTTGCCCAAGTACCTGGAGTATTAGCAACTATGGTTGAACCTGTAATTTCATTCTCATCATACCCAAGTTGTGTATAATGTTCCCTACCTTTAATTTTTATAGAAGGTGTTCCATCATCCGTAGCATTTTTTAAACCAGTATCATCTGCTCGAACAATAGACATTGTTCCACCATAAGCAAGATATGATGAAGCAACTAACCAACTTTCGTAATGCTTGTCCGTGCTGTATGGTTTACCAAAAGTCTGGAGAAGATCCTCCTCGCTTTCAATAAGTTGTGGATCTCCAACTGGCCCTTTTTCAAATGGTGCTACAAGTGCTCCTGTCGATCCACTTGTCGGATCCACTCTACCAATTGTTAGATCAACCTCTCTTATAATAATGCCAGGAGATGCTAAATTTAGTGGCATCTTTTCTGTCTCCGAATCTCAGATTATTCTGATATTATTTATTCAAAGGGTCTTTTTCATTGGGGAAACAGTGCATGAACCTACCAATCTGGGTATTCCCAAATATTTGATTTCTTTCTACTAGTCTTAACACGGTTAATAGTACATACCTTACATTCATAAGAATATGCTGATTGATTCCTTCTATTCTTACGTATTAGATAAAAATCTGATGTTAAATCTTTAACCTTACCACATATTCTACACTTTCTTTCTTGCAATAATAGATGTTCTAATTCTATCTGATCATCAAAATTCATTATAAAAAATCCCACATATAATTCATACCACCACCTTTATCACCATACTCATCAAGATGCCATACATCACCATCTTTATCCACAATTACTTCATCATCTAAACCATCAGAAACAAATCCAAATGGAGCCATATCCTGATCTATCTGATTCTTTTGTTCTTCATAAATTCTTTTACGAACATCATTGTCCGTCATTTCTTTAAAATAATCTTGAGCACATATCCAAGCAAATAATACTAAACACATAGCAAGATCATCATTACAACCTTCTTCTGCTTCAAACGAATTATGTTTCTGAGCAAATGTAGTTAATTCTGAAATAATATCATAATCCCAGAGTAATATCTTATCATCTTCTAAAAGAGTCTTAAGATTAGAGCATCCAAGTTTTTTAACTGCAGCAGTTGTCCTTACACCCAATTGAGATTTCTTTCCACTAAATCCAGAACCAACAACTTGCCCATTACGTCCTCTCATAGAGCACATTAATATATTATCATATTCCAAATCATAATTTAATATACTTGCAACCTGATCTCCAATATCATTTACTTCTATTAATAAGTATGCTTGATTATATCCTTTTGCTACATCTTCTATAATATTAGGAAATAGCATAGGTTTAATTTCATTATTCCTATACTTTGCTACAACCTGATATGGAAAATTTGTAATATCAAAAACAAGAAAAGCAGAATAATCATTTCCCAACCCACGGGCAACGTCTACTGTTATCAAATAATTATGTTCTGGTATTGGATTTTTATATACATCCAATCCAGCATTCCTATTTAATGGATCTTCATATACTAGATTTTTAAGTTTTGCTGCATTAATTAGAGTATTAACTGATCCTAAAAACTCACATTCAAACTCAACCTTAAACTGTTGTTCTGATGTATTAGCAATAGTTTGTTCCTTCCATTCACCATCTCTACCTGGAACTTCTGACCAATGTACTTCTGTAGGAACATAATCATTTTTATCTCTTTCGGCATCATGCCACATACGATAGAAATGATTCATACCCCTTGGGGTAGAAACGATAATTACTTTAGTACTTTGTCCAGAAGTAATAGTTGGATAAACGGAAGCAAAGAAATCATCAG